CAGTGGCTCGCACCTTTGTCCCCACCGTAACGTCTGGCATGAGCAACATGTGGTCGTTTGAATGCGTCAAGACCAAGAAGGTCAACGGGGTGCAGCTTGCTGACTGTTTTGGTCCACTAAATGAGTCGCCCTTTGATGGTGGGCACGTTAAAGCGGGCTCGACTGTTATTACCCAAGCGCCAGTAGGTGCAACCTTCCCAGTCGGTGGTAATTTACCTTAATACAGTTTTAATTTATATGAATAGAGGTTAAAATATAAGGGTCTGTTTGTGAAAAACGGAGCCAACATTTTTTGGATCAAACATGACCGCGAGCTTTGTTCTAACCTACGACAACTTAGTCACAACGATCGAGCAGTATCTCGAGCGTGATGACGCTGCGGTTGTCTCTCAAATCCCCGTTTTTATTACACTGGCTGAGTTTGAGATTGCTCAGCAAATCAAGACCCTTGGCCAGATCGAGGTCGCCCAAGGGGTGATGTCGATCGGCAACCCAATTATCCAAAAGCCCGCCCGTTGGCGCAAGACCGTGTCTATGTCGGTCACCTCGGGCGGCGAGAAGACGCCCGTCTTCCTGCGCAAGTACGAGTACCTGACCAACTACAACGCCGAGAGCGCGAACGGCTTGCCGCTGTACTACGGCGACTACGACTACGACAACTGGTTCGTGTCGCCGATCCCTGATCAGGGGTACACGTTTGAGGTGCTTGTCTACCAGCGCCTGCAGCCTCTGTCTTCAACGAATCAGACTAACTGGATTACGAACAACGCCCCGAACGCGATGATCTTCGGGGCGCTCCTGCAGGCTGTGATCTACCTAAAAGACGACGCGCGTCAAATATTTCAACAAAAGTACGACATGGCAATGCAGGCGCTCAAAGCCGAGGACGTGACCCGCGTCGGCGACCGCTCAGCAATTGCCGTGGACTCTTAGAGGTAGCCATGACCAACACCTACGTCAACCCGATCACGGGACAGACCATCAACCCATCTCAGGTGGGCTACGAAGCACTGACGATCTCAGTAGACACGGAGCTAGACTGGCCTATTAACGGCACGACAAGCACAGACGTGGTCGCCGCAATCATTCAGGTCACCGCGACCGTGGGCAGCTTGCTCCTGTACCTGCCCTCCGCGCTTCAGGTGAGCACGGGTCAGAGTGTGCTGATTCAGAACATCGGGGCGGATTCTTTTACGGTCACTGACATTTCTGGCAACGTAATTGTTGGAGTTGCCTCGGGCGTCGCTGAGTATATTTTCTTAACAGATAACTCAACAAACGACGGCACTTGGTCTACCGTTACCTTTGGCGCGGGCACGTCAACTTCCAACGCCGCGGCTTTGGCGGGCTTTGGTCTAGTCGCACTCCCAAATATTTACCTGCCGACGCTGAATCAGGCGTACCCTGAAAGCAGCGTCTACTCAAGCACGGCGCTCACTGGTTCTTATCGCGCTCAGTTCTTGGTCTGGGGAGGCGGCGTGGGCACCATCACACTGCCTATTGCCTCTAGCGCAGAAAATGGTTGGTTCATCATGGTGCGCAACGGCGGCTCAGGCATCCTGACGCTCACCCCAACTGGCACTGACACAATTGACACCCTTGCATCTCAGCAGCTCCAGCTCACGGAGTCGTTGGTCATTGTCTCCAATGGCGTTGACGGCTACGCCACGTTTGCCTACGGGCGCTCAAACACGTTTGCCTACACGCAACTATCCAAGGTCGTGACGGGCGGAACCGACACCCTCACGGCGGTTGAGTACGCCAACGTGGTGCAGGAGTATACGGGGGCGCTCACCTCAAACCAGATCATCGTGCTGCCCTCAACCGTGCAGATTTATTACCTGAACAATCAGACAACGGGCTCGTACCTACTGACGTTTAAGACCTCTGCCGTTAGTGCTGCAACTGTGGACGTGCCGCAGGGTCAGACGCTGACAGTAATTTGTGACGGCACGAACGTGTTTAACTCTAGCTCGGCATCGGGCGGCACACTCACTTCGCTCACCATTAACCCCGGCTCCGCCGCAGCGCCTTCGCTTAACTTTGCGGGTAACATCACGACGGGCTTGTACCAGCCCGCGACTAATCAAATTGGTTTCTCAGTTGGCGCGTCTAACGCCGCAACAATTACGGCAACAGACTTCCTGATTCCCGTGGGCATCTCAGGCGGGGCGTTCTAGAATGACCGCCAAAGTCATCTCGCTCAACATCAAGCCGGGCATCCAGCGCGATGGCACCCAGTTTGATGCGCCCGTCTACGTCGACGGCAAGTGGGTGCGCTTCCAGCGCGGTCGTCCCCGCAAGATGGGTGGCTACAGGGGAATCTTTCAGAACGCCTCGGGCATCAGCCGTGGCATGATCATGAGCTCAGAGGACGGCCTGAACTACGTCTACTCAGGCTGGAGTGACGGCCTAGAGGAGTGGGTCACGGATAATGACGACGGCGTGGGGTCTGGTCCGACCACCGTCTCGCTGAGTGACTTCACGGTCGATCCGCTTAACTTGTGGCAATTTGACATCGGCTTTGACTCTGGCGGCTCAGGCAACCAGACGCTCATTGCGCACCCGGGTCTAAATCTCACCAACATTGACAACACGCTCAACACCCCCGTGCTGATCGGCGACTTCCCAACAGGCGCAATGAGTCAGGTCGGCGTCTTCACCGCCGCGGGCACGATGGTGATCGGTCCACCGAGCGAGTTCACGATCGCCTCAGTCAACGCGCTCATCGCGGTCGGTCAGACGGTCACCGGCACGGGGGTGCCTGCCAACACAACAGTGAGCATCGTGGTTGTCGGCTCAGGCACCACGACTGTGACGCTCTCAAACACGGTCTCTACTTCAGGCGCTTTGACGCTCACGTTTAACAACAACGTCAGCGTGAGCGGGGGCTGCGTCATGCTCCACCCCTACCTCTTTGTGTACGGCAACAACGGTCTGATCAAGAACTGCTCGGCGGGTAACTTCCAAGACTGGGTCTCGGCTGACTCAAATGAGAACACGGTCTCGGCGGGCAAGATCGTCAAGGGCTTACCCGTCAGGGGCGGCACTACAGCGCCCTCTGGTCTGTTCTGGTCACTCGACTCGCTGATTCGCGTGAGCTACGCGCCGACAACTGTGGGCACAAGCACGATTTATTGGCGCTATGACATCGTGACGAGCCAGAGCTCGATCCTGTCGTCATCGAGTGTCATCGAGTACGACGGGCTGTTCTTCTGGTGCGGCGTGGATCGCTTCCTGATGTACAACGGCGTTGTGAGCGAGGTCGCCAACACCATAAACATTAACTACTTCTTTGACAACGTCAACTACGCCCAGCGCCAAAAAGTCTGGGCAACGAAGATCCCGCGTTGGGGTGAGATTTGGTGGTTCTACCCGAAAGGTAATGCCACAGAGTGCACGGACGCCATCATCTACAACGTGCGCGAAAAGGTCTGGTACGACGCGGGCGAGGCGCTGGGCGCTCGACGCTCAGCGGGCACGTTCTCTGAGGTGTTTCGCAAACCAATCTGGGCAGGCACCGAGACCAATGACTCCAGCACCTATACCCTCTGGCAGCACGAGACGGGCACGAACCTTGTGAATTTGAGCCAACAGAGCGCAATCCAGAGCTACTTTGAGACCGACAGCATCGGCTGGGTCAATGGTGGCCCGAACCAGAATGACCCCGTGGGCATGAACAACTACATCAGGCTCGAGCGCGTGGAGCCCGACTTTGTGCAGTCCGAGGACATGAACCTGTATGTCACGGGCAAGGGCTACGCCTCGGACGTGGATCAGGTGAGCGATGCCTACGTGTTCTCGCCCACGACGCTCAAGATTGACCTGCGCGAGCAGCGCCGAGAGATGCGCCTGCGCTTTGAGAGCAACATTGTGAACGGCAACTATGAGTGCGGCCTGAACCTGCTCTCAGCAGACGTGGGTGACATGCGCAGTACAGGCAACCCATGACCTCGTATGATCCCCGCGGACACAACTGGGACTCATGGTGCTCGCTCATGAACGAGCTGTTTGCGCCCCAGCAACTAGGCGTTGTTGTTGAGGACAAGTGGCGTGAGTGGGGCGACGCGATGGCGGGCAATGGTTACTTTATGAGCTCAAACATTCCAGACAGCCGCAGCTTTGCTGAATGGTCAGACTGGGCAGCCTCTCTTGTCGGCATTATGAGCATACAGGCATGACGCCAGAGTTTAAACTTGAGCACATTAGCGATGTAGTAGAAGAACTTGC